CAAGTGGGCCGTGAGGCATTCATGGCGCGACTAAAGGGTGAGCTTGATGAAGCTGCCGATTGATAAGCAGGCACACTTTCTAGCAGGGGCAGCCACGGCTGCCTCTGTGACGTTATATACGACCCCTCTGTGGGGCTTTCTGGCCTGTTGCGTAGTAGCAGTAGGAAAAGAGATTTGGGACGCCACAGGGCGCGGAACACCAGACAAGTGGGACGCCATTGTTACTATACTGGGCAGCGTTGTTATTTTGCCATATCTTGTGCTATAGTCCGATCAACTCGTCAATCTGAGAGGCGGCAATGGCCCTAATTGATTTAAACATTCCAGCAGGTGTCTATCGCAACGGCACAGATCTTCAGGCTCAAGGCAGATGGCGTGACGCCAATCTTGTTCGGTGGCATGATGGTGTTATGCGTCCGATTGGCGGATGGCGCACTCGATCAGATGATGCAGGCAATGCCAAGCTGCGCGGAATGCTCACATGGTCTGACAACAGCGCAGACCGCTGGGTCGCCTCTGGCACATATAATCAGCTCTATGTTTGGGACAGCGCAGGCAACCAGTTTGCAATCACACCAGCCGGGCTGACAGCAGGCCGTGAGGATGCTCTTGCCTTCACAGGATATGGCGGCAACTTCTATGGCAGCTTTGCATATGGCGTTGCACGTCCTGACACATCACGCATTCAGCCTGCTACGTCTTGGGATTTGGAGCCTTGGGGTGAGTTCCTGCTGGCTTGTAATGAAGACGATGGCAAGATCTACCAATGGGAGCTGAACACAGGCACGGTTGCCGCAGTCTTGAGCAATGCACCAACAAGCAATGCAGGCATTGTCGTCACCGAAGAGCGGTTTTTGTTTGCACTGGGTGCAGGCGGCAATCCTCGCAAGGTGCAATGGTCAGATCGCGAAGACAACAACACTTGGACGCCAGCCGCGACAAACGAAGCTGGTGATCTTGAGATTAGCACGTCAGGCGGATTGATGAAGGGTGTCAGCGTAAAGGGTCAGACCTTGCTGCTCACTACTCGTGACGCCCACGTTGCAAACTACATCGGGCCACCATATGTGTACGGCATTGAGCGCGTCGGCACATCATGTGGCTTGGCTGCCAAAGAAGCCTGCGTTGTCGTTGACCAAGGCGCATTCTGGATGGGCGTCAATTCTTTCTACACATATACAGGCGGATCGGTCCAAGAAGTTCCATGCGACGTTTCAGACTATGTGTTCAACGATCTTAACAAAGCCCAAGTCAGCAAGGCGTTTGGTGTATCCAACTCAATGTTTGGGGAGATCTGGTGGTTCTACCCAAGCGGCGGATCGACAGAAAATGATCGCTACGTTGTCCTAAACTACGTCGAAGGCACTTGGTATATTGGCGAATTGGACCGTACAGCAGGATCGGATCGCGGCGCATTCCGTCAGCCTATCTGGGCAAAAGCCTCTGACAAGAAGATCTATGAGCATGAGATCGGCCTAGAGTACGACGATCTAACACCATTTGCTGAAAGTGGGCCTTTCCGCATTGCGACGGGCGACACAGTGATGTCTGCTGTTGAAATGCTGCCTGATGAGAAAACTCAGGGCGATGTCAACGCAACTTTCAAGACACGGTTCTATCCAAACGGAACAGAGCGTGAGTATGGGCCTTTCAACATGAGCAACCCGACAAGCCTCCGCTTTACTGGTCGCCAGATCAGATTGCGTGTTGAGGGGCAGCGCTACACAGATTGGCGCGTCGGCATCAATAGGCTTGATGTAATTGAGGGTGGTCGTAGATGACGCAGCAGTATCGCGCACCAGAGCCACGAGGCGACGATTGGAAGGCGTGGGCGCGCCGCATGATGCAGTATCTCGGCCAAACGCGCATTCCTCTTGTTCAGCAGACTGGCGGCGAGCCTGCTGCGGATGATGGGCTGCTCATGTGGGATCGGGAAAATAAGTATCCTGTTGTCAGCAAAGATGGCGAATGGGTGCAGGTCGTGCTTGAAGATGGCCAGTATGCTGGGGCTATCTCTACAGACCAGACAGCCGCATTAGCGAATACAGCGTACGCTTTAACGTACACGTCGAGCGTTGCAGATGGCGTGACCAATGGGACGCCTTCGTCTCGTTTGGTGTTTGAAGAGGCTGGCCAATACATGATCAGCTTTTCCGCGCAGATTGCGTCCACGTCTAGCAGCACTGTCAATTTCTGGTTCTGGCCTCGCGTCAATGGCACTGACGTCACTGGATCGACAATGAAGAACGCATTGCACCAGAATGGATCTGTCCTTGTTGTCTCTCGATCAGCGCTCTTTGACTTGAGCGCAGGTGACTACTTGGAAGCAATGTGGGCCGTGGACAGCACAAGCGGATTTTTAGATGCGACGGCGGCGACGGCCTTTGCTCCTGCCGCTCCTGCATCAACAATAGCGATTACGAGGTTACATGGATAGCGAGCAATTTAAAGCCGAGATCGTTCGTTGCCGTCCTTGGATTGAGGCGGCATTGGAGTATTCTGGCGGTACGCACGACTTTATTGACATCGCTGAAGGTCTCTATAAGGGGACCATGCAGTTGTGGCCTGCCGAGAAGGGGTGTATCGTAACAGAAATTGTGGTATATCCTCGTAAAAAGGTGGTGAATGTCTTTTTGGGCGGCGGCGACTTGGAACAGATTTTGGATATGCACGAAGATGTGATAGAGTGGGGCAAGCTGCAAGGGTGCAGCGCTCTCACGATGACTGGTCGCTTTGGCTGGAAGAAACCATTAGCGAAGCACGGCTGGGAGCCGCTGCATTCGTCTTACGTTAAGGAGTTTGATTAATGGCAGGCAATAAGGGCGGAAGTTCTACAACTTCAGTAGAGGTTCCTGAGTATATCGAGGCTGCTGCGCAACGAAATCTAAACCGTGCGGATCGGGTCTCCCAAATGGGCTATGTGCCTTATTATGGTCCAGACGTTGCGGCGTTTACTCCGATGCAGCAAGCGGCATTCCAGAATACTGCTGACACGGCAGGTGCATTCGGTATGGCGTCTCCATCGTCCCAGCAAGATATTATGGGCGGAATGCCTGCCCCTACTGAATTTGCAGGTGGCGTTCGTGGCTACTCGTCAGCTCCAATGTTTGAGCAGTCTCAGGCTGAGCTTGCGCGCAGACGCCCAGCGCAGAAAGAATATATCGACAGCTTCTTCATTGATCCTTTTTCTGGCCAGTATGCCTTCCAACCAACTGATTACACTCAGTACACGACAATGGCTGAGGACGCGCGCAATCAGGCTGACGCAAATCGTGCAAACGAGCTTGCGATTGCGAGAGCGCAGGCAAGCGCTGGCCCCTCAAATGTAACTTATGATTACAACAACGAGACTTATAATACGAGCGCTCCTGCCAACACTTACATCACAAATCCAGCAAGCGGCATCACAGACACGTCGGATCCTGGCTTTGGTGTTGGCGTGATGAATGATGTCACAGAAGCAATCACGGGCAGCACTTTAGGGCTACTTGACCCAACTTATAAAGTTGGTGGTGTCAACAACCCGATAGAAACCCCTACTGTTGAAGAGATGGTTGCTGCGGCTCCATCTGGCATGACATACGATCCGAAGACTGGATCATATAAGAGAGTTTCATCTTCCAAATCTGGCGGCGGTGAAAAAAGCGTTATGGAGAAGCTGCAAGAGCAAATGGCTTCTGCGGCTCCAGCCACTTCACCTCGGCCGCCATCAAAGCCAAAGAAAGACGATAAGAAGAGCAGCGGTGGGTCAAGCAAGATCCTTTGCTGTGCTTATTATAATTTGGGATACTTGCCTCGCGACATTTGGCGTCTCGATCAGCGCTACGGCGTTTGGCTTCACCGCAACGATCCAGAGCTTATGCGTGGCTATCACGCTTGGGCAGCTCCACTCGCTGACTTTGTGCAAGAGGACACAGCGGTTGCTAAGGTCGTGCGCGCAATCCTTTGGCCGATTGTTAAGGCGTGGGCTGCTGAAATGGCTCACAAGCAGCGACCAGATAAATATAAGGCTAACATCGCTGGCAAGGCGATCAAATTTGTCGGTGAAGCGTTCAGCCGTTTCTATGGCAAGTTAAAGCCACGCAGCATTGAAGGAGTGGTATAATGTCAGGTTCAGCAATGGGTGGCGGCGCAATGATGCCTGCCGTTATGGGAGCACCAAGCAGGACATCCTCTCTCTCTCCTCGACCGCAGGGAGGTACGCGAGTTGGCGACCAAATCGTGCCATCAGGATACCAAATAAATAGCACTGGAGGCGTTTCTCCAATATCGAACCCCAGTGGCGGTAAAGGCGGTCCTGCGAACGCAGTTCGGCCTGAGGCCCCACGGCTAACGCCAACGAAAGGGGCGTACGCCCCAATGTTGCAGCCTCAAGGCAATTTCAACGTAAACCAAGCATCTGCTGGCGCATTGCAGCAAGCGATGATGGGGACGCAGGCTGGCATGGGCTTTCAGCCGGGGCAAATTCAAGCGACTTCATATCGTCCTGCTACTGGCCAAGCCCAAGGGTATCAGGCGGCTCAAGCCAGAGCGCGCGGATACGGAGCTGAGCGCATCGGTGGCGCAGCGCCAATCCAAGAGCAATCTGTTCAGGCACGTCAAATCGCAGGTAGCGATCTCAGCGCCTACATGAACCCATACGAAACGCAAGTCGTTGATACTGCTCTTGGCGATATTGAGCGCTCACGTCAGATGGCTCAGAACACTCTTGGCGCGCAGGCAACTGCCGCAAGAGCATTCGGCGGATCTCGCCAAGGGATTGCTGAGGCCGAGACGAACCGAGCATTTGCAGATCAGGCAGCGTCAACCGCATCGGCACTACGTCAGGCTGGCTTCACTCAGGCGCAGCAAATGGCAGGGCAAGACATTTCAACGCAAATGCAAGCTGACTTGGCAAACCAAGCTCAAAACCTTGCCGCTCAGTCTCAGACTGCTGGCAATGTCTTGGCGGCGCAGCAAGCAAACCAAGCGGCTCAGAACATGGCGTCACAGTTTGGTGCAGGTGCGCAAAATGCAGCATCTATGCAAAACGCTGCGGCAATAAACGCAGCACGCAGCTTCGGCGCAGGCGCGCAAAACCAGATGACTGGAATGAATGTCGGCGCGATCAACGCGGCACGCCAGTTTGGTGCAGGAAACCAGATGGCAGCGCAGCAGCAAAACATCGCCAATCAGATGGCAGCGAACCAACAGCGACTTGGCGCAGCATCGCAGATGGGCGCTCTGGGTCAGCAAGCGTTCCAGACAGGCCAGACGATCCAACAGAACCAACAGACGCAAGGTCTATTGCAGCAAGGCTTGCAGCAGGCTCTCATTGATGCGGCTCGTGGCCAGTATCAAGGTTATGTCGGATCGCCTTCAGCTTCGCTGTCAGCGCCGCTTGCAGCTCTTGGTGTCGCAGGTCCAAACTCAGGCTCTACGACTACGCAGTCTTATCAGCCGGGGCTGTTTAACTATCTCCAAATGATACCGGGGCTTTGATAAACATGAATTACACTGAGGAAGCACGTCGAATTGCGCAAGAGGTCGGACTGGATCCCGACCTTTTTGTGCGTGTGATTGCACAAGAAAGTGGCTTTCGCCCAGACGCTATCTCGCCCAAGGGGGCGATTGGCCTTGCTCAGTTAATGCCCGGCACTGCTCAGGATTTGGGCGTCAACCCTCAAGATCCAATCCAGAACCTCTATGGCGGTGCGCGCTACCTCAAGCAGCAGATTGATACATTCGGTGATCCGATGCTTGGCCTTGCGGCTTACAACGCAGGACCGGGCAATGTGCGCAAGTATGGCGGCATTCCACCTTTTGAAGAAACACAAAACTACGTCCAAAGTATNATGGGCGGCAATGTAGGGAGTACGGCCCCGATGCAAAACAATTCAATGCCACCAAGTCAGCCAAGAGCCAAAGGGCTTGCAGGTGTCGTAAACTATATGCGTGAGCGAGACGAAGACACTGGCCTATCTCGGCTTGAGCAGTTTGGTGCGGCACTCGACCCCCTCATCATGCCTGCGATGCGTGGCGGAGCTGCCATTCGTGAGCGTGGCGAAAAGCGTTTATCTCGGCAGCGTATGAACAAGACAGTCGAGTATCTGCGTAACAGCGGTCGATCAGACCTTGCTGACATGGTTGAGCGTGGTCTCATCGGCGGCAAAGAAGCGGCGAGTGTCTTATTGACAGCGCCTAAAGATGACAGCACTGCTAT